CTGTTATCAGCATTATAAACATTTAAATCGTGTTCTAAATAATATTCATCAACTCTATATTGTGTTGTAGCACCAGGTGGTGAAATGTGATATCGTCTATCCATATATTTTGGTAAAGGTAAAAATCTTTTTTTTAAAAATGGGTGAATTATTGGAAATTTTATTGGAAATAATAATTTATCATTAATATTATAAAAATATCGACGATATATTGGTTCATCATCATCCATTGTAGCTGAAACAATAATTAATCTAACTTGATTATTAACATAACACGCTTGTTTACTTAATGCAATAATAATATCCATATTTGTATTATGTTCATGTGCTTCATCAACAATTACAATATCATAAATATTTGTATTTATTAATTTGTCATTGAAACTTTTTTTTAATGTAGGATTATTTTTTAATTCTAATAATAAAGTTCCATCTGTTACTATTGTAAGATTATTATGATTGGCATTTGGTGATGTATGTGTTTCTGCTTGATGTTTAAATTGAACATAAAAATTATTTGTTTTTATTTTACTTGCTGAATAATTTATGGTTTGTTCAATTGGTACACCCAATTCATCAGATATTCGTGATGCATTACCAACTGTTGGTGGAACTCGTGGCTGTGTGCATATTACTTTACCATTAGATTTATAATCAATACATTTCATTGCATATAATAATAATTTAGGTACTTGAGTTGATTTACCTTGACCAGTTGCACCTGTAACATACATAACTTGATGAAAAATATAATGTTGAAAAAAACTAATTTGTGATATCCAATCCATTGCATAAAATACAGGCCATTCGTGATCTTTACCAATTATTTCAAAATAAGACATTTCATCATATTTATCATTTGGGTTAATAGTTTTTGATTTATCTAATCTCATTTTATCAAGTTTGCTAAATTTTTGATTAGTTAAATAATAATATGAATTTAACCATTCATCTTTATTTTTATTAAATAAATCTTTGATAAGATTTTTTAATTTTGATTTTCTAACAAATGTATCTTGTGGTAATAATGATTTATCTGTAATTTGTAAATTAGGTGTAAATTTATTTAATATTCCACTACAAACCAATTCTTCAAAAATTAAATCCATATAATTTGATGAAAAATCATTTATTAATGTATTCATTACATTAGCATAATTATATTGTTTATTCATAAATTGACGTTTTAAATTTCCGTTTAAATTTATCCATGTATTATAACGAATTGCATTATTTATTTTTACTATAAACAATAATTTATTTTCGTCATTAAATGAAATATAATTTTTATCTAATAAAATCCAATCTTTTTTAGATATATGACTTAATGATTTAGATATATTATAAATATTTTTATAATTCAGATTTGTTTTTTTCCAATAATAATCATTTGATATTTTATTATTATTTATTAAAAATTTCCCATATGCTGATATTTGTAACATATCAATACTTTCTTTAATAAATACCCATAAATCATTTATATTATTATTTTTAATATATTGAAGACATTCAATAATATCATTATTTGTAATATTATCAATAAATGTAATATCTTTTTTAGTAAAATCATCATTATTAGTTTCATCACCATCAATTGAATTTAATAAAGATTTTAAAATAAATTTATCATTTTTTACAAGATTATTTTTATTAGAATAATTAGAAAATAAATAAATTAATGTATATTTTAATATTTCATAATCTAATTTTATATTTCCAGTAATATTATTATTACTTAATAATGTTACAATTACATTATTCACTTTATCATTAAAATATGTTTTATCTGATTGTGTAATATCATTATAACTATTATATTCATTATTTATTATTTTATCAATATCAAACATTTTGTTTAATCCTTGAATTAAATATATTTGAATAGATTCTGATGGTTCATATGCAAAAAATAACCATTTTATTTTTTTTGCGTCTTCATAATAACGTGTTCGTAATATATTATAAATATCACCAAACCATAATCCTGAATAATTTATTAAATTATCTGATAAATTATCTAAAAATTTATTTATATTACGTCCTATTAATTTAATTTCTTTCATTTTATTTCTAGTATTTTCATATATTTTACTTTGTTTATAATTATCTAAATTTAGTGGACTTATATTTACCCAATTTATATATGTTTTACCATTTGTTATTTCTAACGTTTGTAATAATCCTATAAAATTATGATGTATTACTTTATAAATAAGTTTTTCATCATCATCATCATCATATAATTTTAATAAATAATCTTGATTGGTATATTTTAAAATATTTTCAGTTTTAATTAAACCAATACCCATATTTCCATATTCAAAATGAGTTGATTTTATTTGTTCGCGTTCTAATTCTAATACATTATTAGGGATAAAATTACCATTATATGCATATAATAAATGATTTAAATCTTGTAATTTTTGTAAAAGATATCCATTATCTTTATCATCAATAAATGGTAATAATAATAATATAACACCTTTAATATCTCTATTTGCATTTTGAGTCCATTGATTAATATAATTAATATCTGTTGGATCAAAATGATATTTAAATGATATTAAATCAACAACAAATGCTGTTAATATTTGTAGTACTTCTAAATCTTTATCATTTAATTTTGAAAAAAAAGTACGAACTACATAATAAATTTTTTTTTTTAAAGATTCATCTATAAATTTATATTTAATACTTTTAATATTAGTTAATAATAATTCTAATTCTGGCATTATAAATTAATAAGATAATAAAATTTAATTAAACTTTATTATTTTATATTTATTGTAGTTTATATACCCATCCATTATTATATACAAGACATAATACTCCTGTATTATAATTATTTAATATTTCTATCGGAACTTTATTCTTATATTCATTACTATGTTGATTTACTATATTTAAAATACATTTACAAATACTATGATGTGTCACTAAAATAATATTTAAATCTGTATTATAATATTTCATTATAATATCTCTTAAAACTTTTTTAACACGAGGTAAAACATGTAAATATTGTTCTGGATATATTATATCTGTTGGTTTTACAATAGTTTTATAATTTGGATTATAATTAAAATTTATTGATAAATATTCGGGTAAACTGATTCCAACTGCTTTTGATGGAATAATATCAGGATGATGCAATTCTGATAATCCATATTCTAAATTTATATTTTGTTTTGTATTATTAACATATGGATATATTGTTTGTAATGTTCTAATAAATGGAGATGAAAATATTAAATTTATTTTCAGTTCAGTTAATTTAGATATTAATTTTTGTGCATTATCAAGCCCATCTTGTGTTAATGGTGAAAAAAATGAACAATCCTGTGTACGGTCTTCATGTCTAAGAATATATATTTTCATTCTATATTATTTGTTATAAATTATTTTAGTATAATTTAATACTATTAAAATAATTTATTTTGTTTTTAATAAATTACTAAATAATAATAGTAATATACCTATTATCATTATTAAAATACTAAATGCAAACTGTCTATCTGCAGATGCAAATATATATGGTATTGGATTTTTTTTATCATATAACATATCAATAATTTTGTAAAATAATTCTCTTATATTAATTATAACATCTTCTATTGGTTTTTCATGTGGTAATTTATCATATATAATTTCATCATTTTTAACAATGTTTTTATTAATTTTATATTTTTGTTTAATTTTTTCTTCGTTATCATTAAATTTTTTATTAAATTCTTTTAAATCAAAATTAGTTCTTAATCCATTATCTAATTTATTTGATGTGTTTTCTGTCGTCATTATATAAAATTATATAAAAAATAAAAATATATAAAATAAAAATAAAAATAAAAATAAAAATATATAAAATTGAATTAAAAATTGAATTAAAAATATATAAACATTATATTAATAATATAATTAAATGTTATATATTACTTGTCCAACATGTGGTTACTTTTTAGGTCAAAAAACATTAGAATATGAATATGGTAAAGAACAAATATGTACTAATCCAAAATTATCATCTGAAGAAAAAGAAAAAGAATTAACTAAATTATTACTCGGTCTTGGTCTTAGACGTTATTGTTGTAAAATGCGTATGATGACATATAAGGATCTTGTACAAGATATTTTACCAATTAATAATACAGATTATTAATTTTATTTATTATTCATTAATTCCTAATAATAAGTTATTATTTATTGATTTTTTTAATGCCAAATATTTGTATTTATATTTTAAATATTTGGCTTTGGTTTCGGAACTGTCCCTGCCCTTGCCATGATCCTGTCCCCAGCCCCTGCCCTTGCCCTTGTCCCTTGTCCCTTGTCCCTTGTCCCTTGCCCCTTGTCCCTTGTCCCTTGTCCCTTGCCCCTTGTCCGTTGCCCCTTGTCCCTTGTCCCTTGCCCCTTGTCCCTTGTCCCTTGCCCCTTGTCCCTTGCCACTTGTGTTTTGGGATGAGGATGAGCGCGTATTTCCAAGAACTAAAAATGTTGTTTCTGTATTTTTGTTACTTTCTAATGCTACAAACACTTCTGTTTTACGTTTTATTGCATCATAATATGCCTTCATATATTCTGCATCTTCTGCCTTTTTTGCCTCTTCTGCCTTTTTTGCCTCTTCTGCCTCTTTTGCCTCTTTTGCATCTTCTTCAAATTCAAAATAACCATAAGTTGGTACATAAAATAAATTAGAATATTTAAAAACATCATCTGATATTTCTTTTGCATCAGTTACAATTTTATTTCCCAAAGCAGGAAAATCAGATGGTGAAGTAATATCTGGTGTTACTTGAAGTATACTCTCTTCTGTAGATTTTTTTTCAATTTTATTTTCTTCAATAAAATTATTAAAATTGGTGATAATATTATAAAATGTTTCTTTGTCTGGATTATCAAAATCTCTTACTATTGAGCCATCGTCAATGCCATAATATGGTTCCTTTATTTCTTTAAACATTAATTTAATATTCTTACTCTTTTTTGTCGATGTTTGTTCTTCATTATTAATTTCTAACTTTAATAATTCTATACCTGTTGATGGAATAAATTTAATTACTTTTTTAATATCATTAAATGAAAAATTAAAATTAAAAACATACTTATTGTAAGCATCATTACTTCTAAATAATTTTTTAAATTCTGGATTTTTATATCTACGATATTCATTATAAAGATTATAAAATAAGTATATCATAGATATACCCGCTTTTTTAAAATCATGAATAAACTTTGTAAAAAATGTAATATCAAATTCGCCAGTATATAATTGTTCAACAAGTAATTTTTGTTGATATTGTTGTATATCTCTTAAAATATAACTAACTAAATAAGGAGTAAAAAGACCAAAATTTCCAATATCACATGATGTCATTACCTTGCGATCTATCTTTACCATGGGATTTACTTTGAGTGTTTTGTATACTGGTTTTTTATCTAGTTTGGTTTCTTCTTTTGGGTTATCACTACGTTCATTTGCTTGTAGTTGGGGATTTTTTCTTGCTTCTCTTGCTTCTCTTGCTTTTTCTTTTTTTGCTTCTTCATTTGCTTTTTTTTCTTTTTCTTTAATCCTTAAATTTTCTGCAGCAATTGCTTCCATATTAACATTTTTAAATTTAATAATTGGAGCAGTTGGAATTGTATCTTCTTCTAATTCTATTTTAGGGTCAATATATTTATTTAATAATCCTATCAGTTTAACATTTCTGCTACTATAATATCCTTTATAAATATTCTCTTTTAAATTATACATTTTTGGACGATGAATTTTATATGTACATCTATATTCGAGCATATAAATTTTTTTATCAATACCAGTATACATTTTATACATACTTCTTGATTTTTTTAATTCAGTAATATGATCTAGTAAGCTATCTTCATTATTTAAATGTTTTAGAATATTACTAAATATTGGTGTTTTTTTATCAACATACTCATTTATAAATTGTGTAAATCTGTTTAGCATATCAGTTGGATCTTTATATACCGTTCCAATATTATCTAATAAATCGCTATAATTTATATTTAGACCCAAATCAATACATTTAGCATTTGTTTTACATAAATCATATATATATTTAAATAAATTTCCTGGACTTTCTTGATGCTCGTTATATTTTGTAAGAATAATATGTTTATAATTTATAGGTTTTATAGTTTTTAATATATTGTGCTTTACATATGGATCTAATACTATATTAGTATTTTTTAATGAATCTATAACAATTTTATATCTTGACTTATAAAAAATTACATTTTTATTTTTATAAAATAAACTTGTTTCTTTTTTAGAATTATTTATATTATATAAAATAAATTCAATTCTATTTTTGCCATAATAAAATTTCATAATTTGTTTTAATGTTATTTCTTCATTTATTTTATAACTATCTGAAAAAACAAATAATATATTATCTTTTACAATTATATTATTAAATTTTATAGAATGTTCTGCTTGTATAATTTCATATCTATTATTATTTTCTTTATATTTAATATCAGCAAATAATTTATATAATTCGTATTTTTTAATATCAGGATTATTAATTTTTGGAGATTTTGAAATATTTGCAATTAAATTCATTAATTTATTTACTAATTTAGTATTATCAATTTCCATATAATTAAATATAGAAAATATTTAAACATTTTATAATATAAAACTATACTAATTTTATAAAAAATTGATATTTTATTTATAGGAATAATAACTTTATTATATAATGGAAAAAACAAATTATACTAATGATGGTTTTATTGTTAAAAACTCTGATGGAAATGATGAAATTATACATATACCATATAATTTGAATAATATCTTAATTAGCGAACAGGATATTATGCAAATTTTAAGTCAATATAATGTTAAAGTTGATTGTATAAAACGTATTGAATATTTTAGACAAGCATTCACACATAAATCTTATTGTAAAAAAGATATTTTCCCTCCTAATATATTAGAAATTGCACGTAATGAATTAGGAAATCCAAAACAATTATTAGATTTATTTGATAAATCATATGAAAGATTAGAATATTTTGGTGATCGTGTATTAAAAGTTATAGTATCAATGTATCTATTTCATAGATATCCAAAACAAGATGAAGGATTTATGACTAGATTACAAACAAAACTAGAAGATAAAAAAAATTTAGCAATTATGTCTAAAGAAATTGGGTTAGGTAAATATTTTATTATTAGTAAACAAATAGAATTAATAAATGGTCGTAATTTAGAAAAAATTCATGAAGATGTATTTGAATCATTTATCGGAGCTTTGTTTTTATCTAATGGGTTTGAACCATGTATGTTTTTAATTGTTAATTTGTTAGAAACATTAATTGATTATTCTGAAAAATTATATTGTGATAATAATTATAAAGATCAACTATTAAGAATTCATCATCAAAATAAATGGATATTTCCACAATATATTACAATACATTTTGAAGGTCCACCACATAAAAGAAAATATATTATGGGTGTTGAAAAACAAAATATATCTAATACTGATACTATTCAAACAAGATGTATAAGTTATGGTATTGGGTCTTCAAAAAAGGAAGGAGAACAAAATGCTGCAAAGATGGCATTAATAATTTATGGTGTACTTAAACAAGATCAATATTCACAGTCTGATATATATTATCCACCGTGGGATAAAATTAATACATATGATGGTGAAACAATGATAATTAAAAATAATGAAACTGATACAGAAACAGATAAAATCATTGAACATGTAATTGAACCTGTAATTGAAACTGTAATTGAAACTGTAATTGAACCTGTAATTGAAACTGTAATTGAACCTGTAATTGAAACTGTAATTGAACCTGTAATTGAACCTGTAATTAAAGAAAAAGAAAAAGTTGTTGAACCAAAAATTAAAAAACCAAAAAAAGAAAAAGTTGTTGAACCAAAAATTAAAAAACCAAAAAAAGAAAAAGTTGTTGAATCAAAAATTAAAAAACCAAAAAAAGAAAAAGTTGATAAACCAAAAAAAGAAAAAGTTGATAAACCAAAAATTAAAAAACCAAAAAAAGAAAAAGTAAAAGTTGTTGAACCAAAAAAAGAAACCGATGATGAATATGATTCAGATAAATCAGTATATTCAGAAAAATCAGTTTAATTCTATAAAAATATTGTTTCTTGTGTTATAAAATTATGAAAAACGCATTATAAAATTATTTTAAAAAACTTTTAAAAATAAAACCTATTTAATCAATAATGACTGAACAAAATCAAATACATAATCAAATACAAAACTTATTTTTTTCAAAAGATACAATTTCTGCATTTAATAAAATTATAATCCATGATCAATCACTACAAAATTTATCAAGAGGTGGGAAACAAGAAATAATTGATTTATTAATTAAAAATATGAAAATTATTTATAAAAACATTGATTTATCTAAAATAAATCAATCAAATTATCCATCTATTTTTGAACAATTTAAAAAAATATCATTATTACAAACAATTAATGATATTAAAAAAAATAATATAGTTTCAAATTTTCAAAAATTACCGTCAGAATTAAAATTACAACGTGATTTTAGTTCAAATCCAAATAAAGGTAATTTATTAATGGATAGACCTGAAAATCCAAGAAATAAACAACAAAATAATATTGAACCGACAAAAATAAATCAACAAAATAATATATTTCAAGGATTTAGTGCAGATATGGGTAATTATGACTCAAGTTTAGATGCTGCTTTTAAACCAATTGTTAATAATTTAACTGAACAAAATACATTTAATAATTATAATACAGGTAAATCTAGCGATGATGTAAAAACACGTATGAAGTCTATACAAGAATCAAGAGAAACAGAATTAAATATGAGAGAAAAACGTCCAACAACCCCTGATTTTTTAAAACCAAAAAAAACTAGCATGAAACAGGATGATGAAAAATATAATATAAGCAATGATAAAACTATTACTAAAAATAATCAAGTCATTCCTGATTTTAAAAATATTAATCCAACACAATTTAATAATGATTTTAATGGATTATCTAATAATACTGATGATAATCTATTTAGTTTAGATAATATAGATAAACCATTAATTGAAACAGAATTAATTGAAGATAATTTAACTTTTGAAGATAGACTTAAAAAATTACAATCGGATAGAAATAATATAAGCCAACCAATACAACAAAGTAATATTGATTTTACTAATCCAAATACACAAAATATACAACCACAAGAACCGCAATATAATCAGACAAGAGAACAACCGCAACAAACACAACAAACACAACAAACACAACAAACACAACAAACACAAGAACCGCAATATAAACAGACAAGAGAACAACAACAAGAACCACAATATAAACAACAGCAACCAAGAGAACAAACACGAGAACAACAACAACAAACACATGCTAATAAATTGAATGAATTAAAAACATCCATGAGATCAGTTAATATTGATTTTAAAGAAGACAAAAAAATAAAACTGTTATATCAACAAAATTTGGAAAAATTACAATATAAAAACAATGAACTTGAAAATATAATTGAAAATTTAAAAAATGAATTAATTGAATTAAAACAATCTAATGAATTAGATAAAATAAATGAATTAAAACAACAAATTGCAATTGAATTTGAAAAATTAAATAATAAAGGAGAAGAAATAGAAAATAAGCTTAAAATTTTGGATACAAAAGAAGTAGAAATAGGACAACAATTAATTAATTTTAATTTGAGAGAAATTGAAATAAATAAAATAGAATTGAATATTAAAGATATGTTAAAAAAACACGATAGTTTATTTAGGTCACAGTATTTACAATTAGAGGTTTCAAATGTAGAAAATTCTTCAACATATACATGGTCAATGGAACCAATTAATAATGTAACAGGAATAAAATTAACATCATATTCATTGCCATTACCTAGATTTAATGTAGAAGAAAATAAAAATAATAAATTATCATTTACATTAAATGATGAAGATTTTAATGTAATTTTAAATACTGGAAAATATACAATTGATGAACTAATTTTTTTACTAAATGAAAAAATTAAAACAATAAATAAAAATTTATCAATTAGTGTCAATAAAGAACAAAAAATATTATTTGAATCATCAATTTTAACTGATAAAATTAATATTATTACAACAATGTTATCAAAAGATAATTTAGGTTTTATTAATGATACTAATAATACATTAAATAAACATTCATATATATCAGATAATATTTGGGATTTAAGAATTGATAATAAAGTTTATTTATATTTAAATAATTTATCAAATGATATACCATTTGGTATATTATATTTTAATGGTGAATCTGTTAGTCAATTTAAATTTAAGGAGCCATTTAATTTAAATAATTTAGAAATAATTTTTAAAGATTCAAAAGGTATGTTATATAATTTTTATAATTTACCACATTCTTTAACATTTTTAATAGAAAAATAAATTAAACATTTCTAACTAATTGACATTTCTAAAATATATTTTTCTATTTTTATTCATTTCGTCATCTTTTGTTATATTATTAATAATATCATCAAAACTTTCACCACTAACAAGTCTTACAATAAAATTTATAGAATATACCCCACATTCTGAATTTTTAAATTGATGTTGAATATGATTATGTCTAATATCAAAACTACCATCTAATAAATTTTTAATATGTTCATTTTTTTTTTTTAATGTTTCAACGTTATCTTCTTTTAATTTATTTACAGATTTAATTGTTTGAACAACATCATTTAATGGTAATTGTTTATTATATTTTTTAGAATACATATATTTTGTAATTTTGTTTATAAAAATTCTAGTTTTTTTCATAGGATTTGCTCCTGTTGAGTCAAAATAATATACTTGATTTTTTAATAAATCTGTATATAATGAAACCCAATGCGAACCATCTTTCCAATGTTCATCAAGATTAATAACTATTCCTATTTTTGTCTTACCGTTATTAACTAATTCATTAAAATTTAAATTATGAATATGCAATAATGGTAGATCTTCAAAATCTAATGGTACTGCACCTAAAAATAAAAAATCATTATATACAGAATGATATTGTTGAATAACATTATTAATATGTGTTGTACTTAACCATTCATATTTTTTATTTGGACCATTTGGTCTAAATGTATTATTTATAATATCTTTATTGTTTAATTCTTTAACAACATCTAATCTTAACCAACATATTTGATTAGAACATTTATCATTTAATCTATTATCAATTTCTTTAACTAATTCTGATTTAGAAATATTTAAATTAATTTTATCAATATTTTTATTATTATAATTATCGGCAATTTGTTTTAATGTTTCGTGTGAAAAACACGACCCATCCAAGTATTCTTTACTTGGCGCACATTTTATATCTGATATAGTTGAATGAGTTATTTTTTTTTTCATATTATGTATATATAGATTTTTTATAATTTAAATTTTTTCATCAAATATAGTTATATATTTAATTAAATTAGTTAATTGTATTGTTAATCATGATTTAATATATATATATATATATTTATTGTATATTTATTGTATAGAAACATATAATTTTAATTAAGAATTTAATATTTATTAAAATATTAAAATCTCTATAATAATTATAGAATGTCGTATCAAGAAAAATATTTAAAATATAAAGCTAAATATATAACTTTAAAATCAAAACAAGCACAAGCACAAAAAGAATTACAATTAGGTGGTAGTAATATATCTAAAATTAATAATTTAAATAATATAAAATTACAATTAGGTGGAAAATTAGATAAACAGATATTTGATATTAATAATTTATCTGATACTCCAACAGTCACAAATTTATTAGGTATTACAACACATACAAAATCTCAAACTGGTGGTAATTCATCTAAAATTATAAATAATTTAACAGAAACACCTACTTTAAATGATATATGGAGTGGAAATTATAAAGTTAATCAATTAACAAATTTATTATCTAATTCTTTGAGTGTTAATAATCCAAATTATGAGCATATTGGAGGTCATGGTGATAGTGATGGTGATAGTGATGGTGATGGTGAAGGTGAAGATGAAGATGATGGTGATGGTGATGGTGAAGATGATGGTGATGGTGATGGTGATGGTGATGGTGATGGTGTTGGTGATGGTGATGGTGATGGTGTTGGTGGTGGTTTAAAAAAAAAAGGAAAAAAATCAAAACCAAATTCTTATAAGAAATTTTTTTTTGACGAATCTGATATATTTTCATCAAGTATAACATCGGATTCTGATTTATCATCATTTACATCATCTCTAAATAGCAGTGATAGTGATTTATAAGTCAAATAAAAAAATTGATATTAATTAATTTAATATAATAAATATTAATTATTAATGTCTAACAAATTTATTATTAATAAAATTAATATTCTTAGTAGTTGGGGATATAATTTATCATCAAATACAGACTGTACTATTTGTCGTGAAAGTTTAAATACAAATAGTCTTTATAATCAAGATAAAGGTATTGATTCTGAAGTTGTTGAAGGTTCTTGCGGTCATTCATTTCATTATGAATGTATTGATCCATGGGTTAAAACTAATAAAACATGTCCAATTTGTTTTGTACAGTGGATATATAAATCAGTGCCAGATAAGAATGCATATAAAACTAAAAAAAAAAATTGATTTATATTTATTTAATGATATTATTCAATATTATTAAATTAATATAATGGGTAAAATTGATCTAACAAATAATAACAATAATAACTGTAAAAAATATAAAGGTAATGCTGTAATTTATAACCGTGTTAGTACAAAAAATCAAGCATTAAGTTCTAGTCTTGATTTACAAGATGAAATTAGTAAATTATATTGTAATAAAAATAAATATAATATTATATGTAGTGTGAATGAAATTTGTTCTGCAAAAATTATTACTAATCAAAAAAAATTACTTGATATTATTGATAATAATTGTAATATAAATTTAATTATATGCGATCCAACACGTATATCAAGAAATTTAACTGATTTTACACAATTGTTAACATTATGCGAACAAAAAAATATTATTATTCATTTTGTTTCTGATAATTTAATTACTAATAATACTAATGATATTAAAATAATTTTATCATCAGTATATACAGGAGAACTTGAAATTAAAACATTAAGCAAACGTATTAAAAGAAGTATTGAACACCGAAAACGAAATAAAACGTATTTATCATCAACACCAAAATATGGTTTACAATATGAACAAAAATTTATTAATAATAAAATTAATAAAATAGTTAAACAAAATTATATTGAACAATTAATTATTACATGTATTAATAAATTATATTGGGGGTCTGATATAAAATCAATTAATGAAATATTATTTACATTAACAAACGTAACTCATGAAATATATGATAAAAATAATGAAAATACAATTATTGATAAAATAGAATATGGAAACATGACATTTGTTGATATTGCTAATTTTTTAAACTCAAATAATATTTTTAGACGAACAAAATTATGGTCTGGGAATAGTATTTCAAATCTTATTAAAGATGGCTTTAATGATATTAATAATGCTTTAAAAAATTTAACTGTTTGATGACATAATTCAAAATATTAATTTATACATAAGAATTTATTGTAATTATAAAAAATTGAATTTTAATGTGTTTTTTAACAAATTATTAATATATTTAATGAATCATCAAAATTGGGAAACAGTTAATCTTGGTAAAAAAAATCCAAATGCTCCAACCATTGTCAAGACAAAAGTTGTTAAACAAAATATTAATAATAATTTAACAACCGTAAAATGTGAAAAAATTTATGACCCAAAAGAACCAGATGCAGAACCAGATATTAAACCAATTATGGTTACACATGATTTTGGAAAAGAAATTGCAAAAGCACGTCTTGAAAAGAAACTAACACAAAAACAACTTGCAAACCAATTATGTATTCCCCATAATATTATTTCAGAATATGAAAAAGGTAAAGGAGTGTATAATATTAATTATGTTAATAAAATTAAAAAATTTATTAATAAATAGTAATTATTTTACAATGGTGTCTATACTATATTATCTAGTTCGTTAAAATCTATTATTAATCAATAAATTCACACTGTTCATTTACTTTATTAATTAAACTAGTATCATATTCAATTTGATTATCTATATTTTCAGAAATTATTTTATTATTTTTAACTTGAATATTATTAATTTCAAACCCCATTTTTTTATATAATTTTTTTCTATATGCACCTTGATTAATAAAACTGTTTAATTGATCTGTAAAGTCGTAAATTATTGGACGTATATTTAGATTAATTTTTCTAATAACACGTCCAACAGATTGTTCAACTTCTTTACGTGGTGTTACCATAAACAATGTGTTAAGTTCTGGTATATCAAGACCTTCAGAGGCCATACCATATGATGCAAAAATTACTTGAGCATTTTTAGCAATATCTAATAATTTTTGTTTTTTACCACCAATATAAAAATCAGAACTTGCAATTTCGCGTTCATCTAATCTTTTTTTTAATACTTTTAAATGTTCAAGTCTATCAGATAATATTAAAATTTTTCTTCCTTCTTCTTCTAATATTTGTTCAACCATATTAATAATAAATTTATTTCTTCTACCAATAGTTGTTATTTTATTAATAGTTTTAGGTCTATTTAAATCTCCAGTATACATAAAAAATTCTTTAAATTTCTCATGTTCAATATCATAATTAACAATATTAACTAAAACTCTATTATTTTCTTCAACTTCTGATTTATACATTATATCACCAAAATACCAATATAAAATTTTTTCTAATTTATCTGTTCTTTTTGGAGTTGCACTTAATCCAATTGTTATCTTTGCTGCAATAATTGGTAAAGCTTTAGAAAAATATTCAGACGGAGCATGATGAGCTTCATCAAATATAACTAACCCAAAATCTTTAAAAATAATAGGATCATATTTATCTTTTGCAATTGATTGTAACATTCCAATTACTATATCCCGACCATCAATTTCTATTTTATCTCTTTGAATAATTCCGATTGATGCATCAGTAAATTCAAGTGCTCGTTCTTTCCATTGATTTAATAAAAATGTTTTATGTACTATTACAAGTACTTTTACTTTTAAAAATGCTGCTAAAAATAGAGCAAGTACTGTTTTACCTGCAGCACACGGTAAACATATAACACCCCCATCATTTATTTTAATATATGATAAAATTTTATCAACAATAATTTTTTGTAAAGGTCTTAATTCTCCCTTAAAAATAATATTAATATTTGTTCCTGTTAATTCTTTTTCTATTTCTGGTTTCCCAAATTTTTTTAATCCATAAAATTTGGGAACCGATAAATATTCATCATTTTCTTGATAAATTTTAAAATACGTAGATTCATCTTTTTTTCCAAATGAATATGGATTATAAGGTTTAACAGTAAGATCTTTCTTAGCTATTTCAATATCTGATAGATATTTATCAATTTTTGGAATCAAATAGCCTTCTTTACATATTATTGTTTCAGTCATTATTATTATAAAATATTTAAATTTAGCTTTAAATTTTCAATTTTATAAAAAGTTTAAGATTTTTTTATAGGTTATATTATAATGGATTCCGATAACCAAAAACAAAACAATATTAATATAGGATTAGTTCTCTCAGTATTATTGATATTATATGTATTTGCTACTAGATTTAAATATAACTCTACTGTTAATTTATTAAATAATAAATTATTTAAATTAGGATTTATATTATTAAGTGTCGTATTTTTAATTAATATTGTTAATAATAATACAAAAAATAAAAGTAATATTCCTTTAAATTTATCAAGATCAGAATTTATTGATTCGTGTAATAAAAAAGCTGGTGAATATTATGACTATTCAAATGCTGCTAAATCTCAAGGAGATCACGATCTTGCCAAACACTATGCTAAAGAAGCTGTCAAACAAGAAGTTAAAGTTGAAACACTTATTAAAACAGATGCACTTATTAAAGCAGCAGAAGAAGCTAAGAATCAAGGAGCACATAGTGAATCTGAACATTATGTTAAAGAAGCTGTTAAACAAGAAGTTAAATTGGAAGCAATTCTTAAAGCAGAAGCACTTGATAAAGCCATACAAGAAGCTAAGAATCGTGGTGCACATAGTGAATCTGAATACTATGCTAATGAAGCCGCTAAACATGAAGTTAAGGTAGACGCAATTCTTAAAGCTGATGCATTTAGTGTTGCAGCTGAAGAAGCTAAAAAACGTGGCGCACATAGTGAATCTGAATACTATGCTAATGAAGCCGTTAAACAAGAAGTTAAAGTAGAAGCACTTGTTAAAGCTGATGCATTTAATGCAGCAGCTGAAGAAGCTAAAAAACGTGGCGCACATAGTGAATCTGAATACTATGCTAATGAAGCCGTTAAACAAGAAGTTAAAGTAGAAGCACTTGTTAAAGCTGATGCACTTAGTGCAGCAGCTGAAGAAGCTAAGAATCGTGGAGCATATAGTGAATCTGAATATTATGCTAATGAAGCCGCTAAACAAGAAGTTAAAGTAGAAGCACTTGTTAAAGCTGATGCATTTAATGCAGCAGCTGAAGAAGCTAAAAAACGTGGTGATGATGCAACAGCTGAATCTAATTTAATTAATGCTGCTAAACAAGAACTTAAAGTTAATGCTATTTCTAAAATAGATACTTTTACAGTAGCTGCTGAAAAAGCTACTGCGGAAGGTGATGATGCAACTGCTAAATCTCAATTAGCAGAAATTATTAAACAAAAAGTTAAACTTGAAGCAATTATCAAATCAGAAATGTTATTTGCTAATGCAGAAAAAGCAAAAAATCAAGGCGACAGTAAAACAGCAGAAAATATGTTTAAAGAAGCAATTGAACAAGAATCAAAAGTTGTATCTCTTATTAAATCTGAACAATATAATAATGCTGCTGAAGAATCAAGAAAACGAGGTGCAATAACAGAAGCCGAATCTTATACTAAAGCAGCTATTTCTGAAGAATCAAAAGTGTCAGAATTGAAACAAGAAGAATCAAATACACCAATTGGTTTTTCAGCATCTGAACATGCAGAAATTCATAATATTGAAATACCTACAGTTAAAGATTATAAACAAGTTTATAATATTGAAATACCCACAGTTAAAGATTATAAACAAGTTTATAATATTGAAATACCCACAGTTAAAGAAGATAATAAACAATCAAATAATTGTAATTCTTTTTTAGAGTTTAATAATCTTGATGAGTTATATGCATCATTTTAATTGATTTATAAAAAAATAATTGTTAAAATAATTATTTTTTTATATTTATTTCTATCTAATATTAATGTCTATTAATAATCATGAAGAATTTGAAAATTATATAGAAAAAACTTATAATTTTAAAGAAAAATGGAAAGACCAATGTAGTAAATATAATATTGGATATTTACCGAGTTCATTACCTGCAGTACGTAGAATAATTGTTATTGGTGATATTCATGGAGACTGGGAAATGGCACAACAATTATTAAAAGTTGGTAAAGTTATTGATGATGATGGAAATTGGATTGGTGATGATACAATTGTAGTTCAAGTAGGTGATCAAATAGATAGATGTAGACCTACTATTAATTCATATTGTCATGCACCTGGAGTTACAAATCCTGACGAAGATAGTGATTGGAAAATTTTACAATATTTTACAGAATTACACAAATTAGCTAAAAGTGCTGGTGGTGCTGTTTATTCACTAATTGGAAATCATGAATTAATGAATGTTAATGGTGATTTTAGATATGTTTCGTATAAAGGTATAACAGATTTTCATAATTATAAAAATCCCTATAATACAGTTAATAACTATAATAATTTAGAAGAGGATGATACTATTTCTGTATCATCTGAAAATAAAACTTTTTCAGATGGTATATTAAAAGAAAAATCTTCTATTAAATTATTTTTTGAACATAAAACTTTTTCAGATAATAAATTTAAAAATAACACGGAATTAAGAAAATGGGCATTTAAACCAGGTAATCCAATTAGTGATTTTTTAGCTTGTACAAGACAAATGGCAATTATAATAGGATCAAATTTATTTGTTCATGCAGGAGTATTACCTGAAATTGCTAAAAAATATAGTGTTTCAAATTTAAATCAATTAATGAGTTTATATTTATGGAATAAATTAGAATCAATTGAATCATATGATGAAGTATTTAAATCATCTGATATCTCACCATTATGGAATCGTGTTTTTGGAAATTTTGGTATGCAACAATATTCAAATTTAAACCAATATATAAATCTTGACGATGCTGCACTTAAATGTTCTCAATTACTTAATCCTTTAAAAGAAATATATGGAGTTGGTAATATCTATGTTGGTCATACCCCTTTAATGGATCATGGAATAAGTAGCGTATGTGATGGTAAAGTTTGGTTAACTGATTTTGGCGCATCAAAAGCATTTGATAAATTTGATACAAAATTACCACAACGAAGTGATATACGTAAAGCTCAAGTTTTGGAAATTTTATATGACGGTGATTTAAGTAAAGGTGGTGGAATTAATATTTTAAAATAATTTATTTTTTACTAGATTTTACTTTAGCTGGTGGTATAAACTGTTTATAATGTTCAACATTCTTATCAAAATGTTTAATACCTTCTGCTCCAAGTGTAACAGAATCAGCATCTTTCATTTTTTCTTTCATATCATTTTGAACTTTACTTGCTACTTTAGCAGCTCCAGGACCATTAGAAATTTTTAATTTTTCAGCTATGTGTTTTCTGAGTTTTAAAAAAGCTTCGAATCCAGGATTTGCACCTCCGTTTACATCTACATTAGATTTTTTATTAGATTTATATTTACCTCCACCCATTTGTTCTGGATCATTAAATTCTTGTTCTGGTTCAGGTTCTGGTTCTGGTTCATTAAATTCTATGTCTGTTGTAGTATTTATATCAGGTGCTCCTCCTTTTTGAGTTTTATTGTTATTTAATTCATTAAGTAAATTAATTAGATGTGGTGAATTACCTAAATTATTTTTAGTAAAAAAATCTTTAATATCATTTATTGTAGTATAATTACCTCCATTTTGTGTTTTATTACTATTATTACCACTACCTCCATCTTGTTTAAGAATATCACGTAATTGATTTTCTAAAGTTGCAGTTGATGTTTCAGACATACCATTAAAGTTAGTGCTTGATTCAGATGTTAACATAGATAAAAGTTTATTTACATCATGAACAGAATTAGAATTAACTGAAGATACATCTTTTCCACCCCCAGATATGTTATTTAACTTTTTGGTAGATGCATTTTTATTTTGTAAATTAGTAGCGGATGTATCAGAAAATATTCCACCTATTAGATTAACAGATGAAGTTGCAGAATAGTTTGATCCAGATTTATTATGTAAATTAGTAGCAGATGTATCGGAATATATTCCACCAGATTGCTTGCCAGAATATTTTGTTTTATCAATATTAATAGTTTTATTAGTTTTATTGGCTGCGTCAATAATAGTAACCCATCCAGGTAATGAAACATTTGATTCTGTAATGTTATCAAACATATCATTAAAATCATTTTTTAGAAATACATTAGACATTGTAATATATATATATATTAATTTAGAAATTAATATAATTTTTATAAAAAATATTAATCAAATTTTGTGTTTTTTTATATTATTTTTATCCAGACTATAGTAATATAATAATGTATGTTAATCAAGTAGACGATTTATTTGATGGGATTTTAAATAAATTAAATGATTATTTAATAAAAAAAAATGCATTTGAAAAATTATCAATAGATACAAATTTTGTAATATTTCAAAATGAAATTTTAGAATATATTAAACAATTTATAAATTTAATTCCAAAAAAAGATATATTAGATATTATAAAAAATGAATCATATTATGATTCTGTATTAAACATTATTAAACGATATTGTGCATTTTATATATATCTTGGTATTGGTTATTATTATAAAGGTGGTCGCGATCTTTATGTTACAAATATTATTGAAGCTGGAAAATATCAAAAGGATTCAATATTTCAAATTCCTAATTTTTTTAATAGTGAAAATAATGCAAAACTAATTATTTTTTATAATGATATTAAAAATTTTATATCACTTTTAAGTTTTAAAACAATCGATCAAATTAAAATAGTATTAACTAATAATCCATTAAAATACGAATCAACAATAAGATTATTTAATGATTTAGGAGAAGATTATATTGTTGATTATTTTTTAATAAAAGATAATTTTCATAATATTATGAAAGCATTAATTTTCAAACAGATTTATTTAAAAGAAGAAAAAAATGAAATTATAAATATGTTAAATCAACAAGAAAAAAATAATGCAGAATATAAATATATTGAAATAGTTGTTTCAAATAATAAAAAAATTGTTGATTTTAATATTATTCAAAAATTTTTAAATATTGAACAATTAAAATCAGGATTAGCTGAAGAAATTTATAACTATTTAGAAAATTTTCGTGATACAAAAGAATTTGTAATTAAAGAAAATCAAGATTTTATTAATTATTTATTTGCTAATAAAATAATTATACCTATAACAGAAGATTTTTTACGATATCATAAAGATACTGAAAAATATGATCCAGAAAATTATTTAGAATCATCTAATATAAAAGACAGAGATGCAACAAAAATAAAATATATTATTAGTAAAATGAATAATGTAAAAAATTATTATTCGCCTTTATTAGATAAAAATCCAAAATTAAAATTAGATACAGAGAAATTATTTTTTAAACCACTTGACCCAAAAATGGCTGTACTTTATAATGATGATGAAGAAATTAGAATTATTCAAAAATTACAAATGTCTGAAAATGCTACTGATTTTGATTTACTTATTGACCTAGAAAATATAAGAAAATATTCATATGTAAATTTTAAAAATTTATCTAAAGATGGTATTAAAATACGCGTACCTAAAACTATTCAAGGCATACGACAAACTAGTTTAAAACAAAAAGGAAAATATCCTATAGAATTAAGAATTGGACATGATAATATTGATATGGCAGTTATTGGTATTGCTTGGAATCCTTCTAGGTTACCATTAGATTGTTTTAATACAAGTGACATGATTAATGTATGTAAAAAAGCAAAAAGTGATAATGGTTTTACATCATTTGTAAAAACAATGGAGAAAACATTTGATACCCAAAATAAAAAATTATATTATTGGTTATTTAATAATTCTACAGATAAACCAGTTTTAGAATCATATGTAAATTATAGTTCAAATGACTCAACCAAAAATATTAAAATTATGATTGAAGAATTATATAGAAAATATATTAAAATAGTTACAAATAAATTAAATAATTATATTGACAAAGTAGATGAATTAACAATTTGGGGATTTGATAATATAATGGCTGGTTATAAAAAAAAATATTATGATTTAGATTTAAATCCTTTAGCTAAAAATGAATTAATTGAAAAAGTTATTATTGAAAAAATTTTAGAACATAAAATTATTGATGATGAGGTTGATTCAATGATACCTGGAAGAAGAGATAAATTAATTGTATTACCGTCATTAGATATTAAAAAACAAATTTCAAATACAATAATTTTAGGTGAAAAACAAATAGATGTGACTCTAGAAATGTTAAACAAAAATTTACCAATTTGCCAACATTATGTTAAATGGCGTAATATTAATAAAATGTCCAAAAAATCAGATGATTTTAATCAACATGTTTTTGATTTTGTTAAACAATATGTTAAATTAAATGAAAGAGGTGATTATGTTTGTAAGTCTTGTAATGAAGTTGTTCAGATTCAAAAATATGTTTTTGAAGGTACATATTATGCTGAAACAGACACATTTTTAACAACATCAATGGCTGTAAATCAGAAATTAGAAGAAATTCCAAAATATACTAAATATATGAGAACAATACGAAATATAGAAAAGAACATTGAAAAATTTGCTTATTCAATAGATTTATTAGCATATTTAGGTAATACACCTGTTATAAAATTAAAACGTAAAATGGTAATTAAAGATATTATTGACTTAATTTTAATTCATACTGAATGGTTAAGATTACAACCTAAAAATAGAATTGAACAATCGTCGCAAAAATATGGAATTAATAAAGAATATACAAATTTATTCTTTTTTGAACTTAAAGATGATATTTTTTTAACTAGTTCAACAGATACAGATTATTACAAAATAATTAAATATAATAATATTATGGCTTACTTAATTTGTGTAATGTTAATAGAAATGAATTCTGGACAAATTATTAGTTTAAGAGAAGATAAACGGTATAATTACTTTTTATTTGGAAAAATTGGACAAAATTTATTTGCTGATTTATTTTTAAGAATTAATCAAAAAGAAAAAATTTCATTAAATAAATTACCACTATTTTCATATATTTTATATTATTTGTCTGGTATGATGGTTTCCAATAGATTATGGCTATATAATGATAATGAAATAAATGTTAAAGAAAAATCTCAATATATAATTAATCTTCAAAAATCTGTAATTCATACTGTTATTGATTTAATTAATTCACTTGTTGAAGCAAACTTGGAACCAAATAAAAATTTCTTATATGAAATTATTAATACTAGAATTAATGTAAAATTAAATAATACGTTTAATGATATACAATTATTAAAAAGAATAGATGCAATATCAATGAAAAATATTAAATTTGATGAAACAACTAAAAAAATAACATTTTTAACTAAAAAAATAAATCTAGTTAATTTAGATATTGAATTTAATAATTATGAAAGTTTAAAAACTGTATGTGATTTACATGTTAAAGAACTTAATAAAACTCCAATATTACCCGATAAAAATTCTATTGATATTTTAACAAATTGTCAAAATGGTAAATTTCATAATTGGTTATTTAAAAATAATGACTTAATTTGTAGTATATGTAATAAAACTTATAATGATTTAATAAAAGTATTAAATAAAAATACAACTACAGAACAAAATCAATCTGAATATTTAGATAAACTTAAATATATTAATTTAAAAAAATTATCTTTAAAATATTGTATAAGCGGTGATAATCATGATATAGATAAAACAGGAATATGTTTAAAATGTAATAAAAATATAAATATATTTGAACCTTCTGACAAAGAATTAAAACAATTAGAAAAAAACATAGATATTAATACTAATCAACAAGTATTATTACACATTAATAATATGAAAAAGTATAATGAAACTGTTAAAAATACACAATATACAACTAAAAAAATACTTAATAAATTATTAAATAGATATGAAAAATTAACAAACGGCAAATTAGAAAATTATGTTGAAGATTTTGTTGATAGATTAAGTAAAATTTTAGGTAATAAAATTAAAGTTAATGATAAAGTTATTTATTTAAAAGAAACATTATATATTATTGATCATGATTATTTTGGTAATTCACTTAAAGAAAAATTTCATATTTTATCATCTGATGATAAAATTCTAATAGCTCATAAACATCCATCTTTTGGTATTGATGTTATATATTATAAAGATAAAGCAAATAATGTATATGTATATTATGATTCTATTACATTACAATATATTGGATATTCAGAAGATAATAAAAATATTAAAAAAAGTAGAAATAATGCATCATTACAAATTGAATTATCTATTAAAGATTGTATTATGTTTTTAGGATATGAAAATCAACAATATAATATTTATTATGTTGATAAAAATTATCAATATCAATCCCCTATCATTTTAGGAGAAAATACAAAAGAAGTTATTTTAACAATAATAAGAAATAGAATAAATAACTTGAAACAAATATTAATAAGAACACAATCAATGATATTTAATATTAGAAATAGCGGTGTTGTAACATCAATGTATAATAAAGATGAAAAAGAAATTGTTAACGAATTTACTAAAAAACTTAAACAATTTAATATTAAAGATGAAACAAATCATAATAATGTTTTTAAACATAGTAAATATATAATTAATAATTTACCCGTAAGTTATAACATACCAGACAATATTAATATTGAATTAAATAAAAATTATTTAGATGTTAGTATTTTAAATGCATTATCAAATTCGGATTGTAAATTAATATTTTATTTAATATATAATTTTAATAGATTACTTGATTATAATAAACAACCTGTTATTGAATCAGAATTAGCTCATTTATTAATTAAAACTATTAAATATTTATTTAATATATATTACAAACCATATACTAATTATAATATTAGACAATTTGATTATTTATTATTAAATGATAACCCATATATTGATGAAACTTTAAGAATAGTCGGACATTATCAAGAATTATTAACTCAACAAGAAATAGATGATCCTAATAAAAAAGAAGAATTATATTCTACAAATGAAGAATTAAATTCATTAGATATAGATGATTATGATAAAGATGATGATATTGACGATGCTGCTGAAATACTTAATGGAGATAATTATGATTAATTTTTTTCGTTAATTTATAAAAATAAGTTTATAAAAAATAATATCTAAGTATTTAAAATATAAAAGTTATATGAATTTAATAAACAAAATACTAATATTAATTATACTGATTTTTTTAATTAATCATTTATCTAACGGACAGCTAAGTAATAATATTAAAAATACATTTAATACATGTAAAAACAATTTTGAAAAAACATTTAATACATGTAAAAATAATGTTGAAAAATTTGTTGGATTATCATATAATCAAAATAATAATAATTGTTCCTCACAAAATTTAAAAAAACAAATTACTTTAAATGTACCCGATATAGCATATCAATCACAAAAAGATTTTTCATATAATAATCATAATGATAATGATATATTAGATGATGAAACATATGGTTTATATAAAGTTTTAAATAATCTAGTTACTGTTAATGTTAATATATATGAATTAACACCAAATGATAGTAATAGAATTAAAGTATCTGATGAATTTAAAAAAGAAATATATGATGAATTAAATAAATTATTTAATTATAGTGATTATAGTTTTAATGATATAACATTCTTATCAGAATTATATTATTATAAAAATTATAGAGGAAAAACTATTGAACCATTTGAATTTAAAGCAAATATTGCATATAAAAATAATTTAATTGGAACAGTAGTAATTTATATAGAAAGTTTTATGCGTGACGATAAATTTTACTATCAAAAAAATAAAACTGGATTTTTAACACTACAAACCGTAAAATTAATTAATAGAACATATCCAGATGGAAAAAATAAAGAAAAAATATGGAGATCTGCTTATAAATTAATTCCTACTAAAAATGAAAATTTAGAAACTAATCCACAACAATATATAAATAAAACTGAAAATCAAGCAATACAACAAAATATTGAATTATCTAATAAAATGGTTGAATCATTTACAGAACATTTTGTTAATATAGATAATGATAATGATTTGTTTATAAAACCATTAATTCATAATAAAGATAATATTCAAACTGATACAGAAAATAGTTTAATACCAAGTAATATTGAATTTTCAGCTTGTTAAATGTTAAATGTTAAATGTTATTATTTTCTCATAATTTTAAAAAATTTATCATTTTTAAGAATTTCATCAGGTGTTAAATATTCATCATTTACAAGTATTCTACCACGTTCTGATACATATTTTCCTGATTCATATTTTGATGGTACAATTCTAGTTACAAATTCTTTAACATTTCCAGGAATTTCAGGAGCTGTATTAAATTCTGGAAAAAACCCTTTTCTTGTTAAAGTATTAAAAAAATAATGTATATCGTAATATCTGTTTTGTTCTGGTTTTATATTTATTTTATTAGTCCATTCTGCTTCAACTTTTGAATTATCTACAATATTTGGTATACATGCAAAATCAAAATCCCATAATTTTATTTGAAAACCAATATTTGGTACTATATATTGTTGTTGATTAATTTTATATAAATACTTTTTATTTGTGTCATCAATATCAATATTATGAATTAAAATATTATTTGCTTTCATATCATTATGTCTAAATGATGGGTATTTTGCATGAATTATTGATAAAACTGATAAAATTTGGAAAAATATTGTTCTCCAATGTTTTGTTTTCATTGTTTTGTAATTTTTACGCAAATAATCTAATAAATCTCCACCATTTGCCCATTCACTAACTAATATAGAAACATTTTGATAATAGTCTCCTTTTTCATATTTTTCTACAAATTGTTCAAATTTTTTATTATTTACAATATTTGTTTTTGTTAAATTTAAAAATGGTTTTATACTTGTATTGAATGTTGTAATAGGTAAAACAATATGGGGTGTGTATTTATTAATTACCAAATAAGATAATAAACGTATCATTAATAATTCAGTATTTTCTGGTCTTTTAATATTATACATATCTCCATAATTTTCTTTTTTTGGATAAGCAACAATTTTAACTGCATATGCTTTTTTATTTTCATTATTAGGAGGTGGGTGAACACCTTTAAATGTATGACCTGTTGAACCGCTTTTTATATATAATAATTTACCGCCTAATTCTGCAATTGCTTTACTGAAATCTATATATTTTTTAGGTAATAATTCTCTAATATCACATGTATTAGTTGAATATTCAACTGAATCAGTTGAATTAAAATCAATAATTGATTCAATATTATTTTTTCCAATCATACTTTGAATATTTTCAAGTCTATCAGAAATAAAATTAAAATCTTTTTTATCTAATTTTTCTATTTTTTTATCCATTGATTAATTTATATTATATTTTTAATTTAATACAATATGAATTTTTAAATCATTTTAATAAAAAAATTATGATAATACTGAAATATTTATAACTAAAGGTTTTTTAATAATATTTCTTTCTTTTTCTTCTGAGTTTAATTCATCTTGATATTTATTATATATATGTTTTACCAATTCAATATTAAGTGGTGGTAACTTAGGTATCGCCATCCAATGTTTTGTTTTATTAATAAAATCTTGTTCAAAGTATGATGGATACATACATGCTAAAGATGATTTACTATTTAACATTAATTTTCTAAAATTATAAGGAATTAAATTATTTGATTGAGGTGGAAATACAGATAATAACTGCATAAATGGTTTTAATGGTTTTCCTTTAATAAAATTAATATCATTTAAATTTATTTTTGGTAAATATTTAGCTATATCTGATATAAATGGTGGATAATCAAATGGATAATACCAATTCCATGATGGACATTTGTCAAAATAATATATTGTTACCCATTTAAGACCTATCAAGTAATTTTTTACTAAATTCTCGCTAAATTCTTCAATATCATTTTCTGATATATTCCAATAATGTTTATAATATCGTAATCGCCATTGTTCTGGTGTGTCAGAACCTAATTGGATTGGATCAACAATTTTAAATTGTAAATTTTCTATTTTAAATACTTCTTTTTCATAATAATCGCCATGACATATCATACGTCGTCTACCTTTTGCATAATGATTGCGTAAAATATTTTCTTCTAATTTTGATAATTTATTAATAAATAATTCTAAAAAATTTGTATTTATTTTATTTGCATTTAATAAATATTGAATAGAATCATTTGCATTTAATAATTCATTTATAGTTTCTGTATATGTTATTATTAAACTTTCAATACCTGATTTATGTATATCTAATGATGGAATATGTGGTAAAAAATCATTTCCTAAAAAATAACACATAAAAATAAAATCATTTATAAGTTGTGTTTCATTTATTAAATTATTTACAAAATTAATTGACTTTTCTAAATAATATTTAATAGTAGATACTATAGATTTTTTCATAATCCGAATACTTACATAATTTAAAACTTCTTTTGATTCATTTCTATTAATTTCATTAGCTTCTCTTAATAAAAATATTTTATCTGATTCAGTTGCAAGTGATAAGAAAATTAAATCTGCATCAAGACCATATACAACATATGAAAAATCTTTATTTTCACGTTGGTTTGTTCTTATAAATTGTAATAATTTATGTTCTCCTTCTGCAGGTGTAAAACATGAAGAATAAATTATATTTTGTTTTATTTTATATGCCCAATCAATAATTTTATTATCTAATTTTACCATAAATTCAGTACCTGGTGTAATTGCATTATTATTCCAATGATGAGTTAATGGTTTATTATGTTTTTTTTTAATATTATCCCACATTATTTTATCAGCAACAGATTTAAATCTTCTACTTCGTTGTTGTTTAATTTTTGCTACAGGTGCTACACCATCAATAGCTAAATAAATTCCTTTTTTTGGCTCAACAAAAGAAATAATTTTATCTAAATATTCTAATACAGCAATAATCATTTTATTTTCTAATTTATCATTATCTGTAATATCTTGATTTTCTGCAATTACTTTAAAACATACTGGATGTATTAAACAGTTTGCATCAATTAATAAATAATCTATATTATTTATTTCATTTAATAAATCTAAATTAGATATGTTTTCCTTATTAAAAACAAAACCCTCGTTTTTATAATTCTTTATTAACCATAAGAAAAATCCAGGTACACCCATTTTATAGTTATATAAATTATTAGTGTTTAAACCGTATATTTCACTTTTTTTAATCTAATAATTTATAAAAAAATCGTTTATTTAAAATATA